GTTTCTCCCAAACCGAGGTATGTGAGAATATCTGCAATGCTGGCTTTTCCGATGATGTCGCGCCCAACAGAAGTAAGATCTGTCTGTCCGGCTGTATCATTCCCCGTAAAATACGGAAGTTTATCTGCACCAGTAGCCAGACCAGCGAGCGCCGTCAGCGTGGCATCAAGAGTCTGAAAATCCTTACCGAACGCAGCGGACATTTTGGCGATAAAGCCGCTCAGGTCACCATCATCGAGTACATCCTGCCCGCTCTTGCTGGCTGTGTACTGTGCCAGTGCTGCAGCGATGAAGCTCGCCTGACGCAGCGCTTTATTTACCTGTGCACTTGATGCCTTGCCCGCAGTAAAACCAGACAGGAGCGCCGGCAGCGCCTCCCAGTCAGGCTGCGATGTAACATTAGCACCCTTGCCCGTCGCAAACGGTTTAAAATCATTTTTAGCCATCAGAGTAATGTCCCCCATGAACCGGCATCAAACCCGCTGATATATTCGTTATCCATATCAAACCCAAAAAACCTGTTTCCTTCAGAAGGCGTTTCCACCGAAGGAATTTCAATACTTCCGCCCCATACACCAGCGGCCTTTACCGTCAGATACCCTTGTCGTATCGCAGCAATAAGTTCGAGAGAGACCGATGAAATATCTGTTTCAGGAAAAACCCAGATACCTATGGTCATGTCCTGGTTATCGACGATCTGCATCTTCAGACCGGACCCGTCCAGTGCAGCGTCAAGAATGGGAGGCAGAGAGTCGTTTCTTCCGTCCCAGTTGTTAATTGCTATCTTCGTTTTTAGAACGATGCGATAGGTTTCATCGCTCAGCGAGGTATAACCCGAATCCGGATCATATGGCCCCTGCCAGACGCCCTGGTCATATCCGAGTCCGTCAGTGTCCCAGCTGAAATAGACACCGCTTATTGGCTGGCTTACAATCCGGCTTAACCCTATCCACTGGCCGAGAATATCGAGTTGTATTCCTGTCGCATGATCAATATCAAAAGCGTTTATTATCCCATTTATTGCGGCTGAGGTTTCAGCTAACGGCCTGGTCACTAAATCGATGTGTTCAACGAATTTAGGTTTTGTCGCATGGTAGTTAGTAATTAAGTCCGTATATTTGTTCATGCTTCCACCGTAATAATGATATTTTCCGGCTTACAGGAGGCAGATTCGTCGTAAGCAATATTAATATTCGCCGCAGCAACAGCTTCCGGAGATTTGCCGATCAGCAACTCCTGAATATCGTAATAGCGCGCATTTCCACCACTGACGACCCCAAGGTTAGCAGGAGAATAAATCCGGCTCAGCAGTACCTGGTCACCAATCATCAGTCTGTTAATGTAATCCGCAACAGCCTGCTGAATCTGCACACCGATTTGTGAGGTGTACCCGGCAAAAACTTTTAAGGTGATTTTTCCGTAAACAGGGACATCAGTTGGTCGCGAAAAGCTGATTATGTGGGGATTACCATATCTATCCGGTACGGTTACGGATGTTTTTCCCCAGGTTCGGACCCCCTGCCCTTTATTTCCCCGGATGGTCCTGGCTATTTCGGTCACATCACCGCCGTCAACAATGGCCGAGATGGAATGCGGCGGAAGCCCGTTACCGTCAGTCTTTCCTGTATCATTTTCATAGAGCTTGTGGCGCGTCACACCAGCAATATTAGCGATCGACCCGTCCACACCTTCAAATGGTGTGATGGATGGTATCGCGACACTCTGCCCCTGCCTGATGCGCAGTTCTGCGTCCGTTTCTGCAGGTGCGCCAACGGTGGCCGCCGCCGGGTTGGTTACTGACGTCCAGCCACGGGTCGGTGTATTGATGGTGGTGATAGTCCCGGCCAGGGCCGCAACCACTCCACTGTTTGAACAGATAGCAGTTACCGTCACGGTGCCATCAACACCAATCACCACTGAAGCAGGAAGACGCCATATCACATTATTAGTGTCTTTCACTGTGCCGTTCGTAATGGTTGTTCCTGCGGTGCCAGTGAGCAGTAAATCCACGGTAGAGTTCGTTGCACCTTTGCGCGCGATACCGTTAATTTTTACGTTACTGGTCAGCGCTGCGCCGTACCCGGTAACAGGTGAAAAGCAGTTATAGACGGAAATGGCTGTGTTATTGGCATCGTGAATAGCAAGCGCCACCAGCGCCACCATCTGGCCGTCTTTGCTGTCCGGCTCCAGATAAGCGTCACTACCATAAATCTGCTGGAAATAGCTCGTCAGGGTATCGAGTATCGTCTGGTAATCAGGCGCACTGATCCCCTCAGCGGTTACCGTTGCCGATAAGCCGAGTGTGTCCAAATTGAGGGCCATTTATGCCTCGCTGGTTACTGTCGTTGTTCCGTAGATAGTGTCGATTTCAGCGAAGAACTGGACGCGGCGCGTCGAGGTGTTCACTGTCGTATTGAAAGAGAGAATGGATTTAACGCCCCGCGTTTCGAGGATACGCTTGCGGATCGCCAGATTATAGGTTTCCGGCTTTTGCTTACCGAGCACAGACTGAATCCATGGTGTTCCCTCTGTCTTATCGAGGAACCACTGCCCGTACCACAATGCGAATCGTGTTTTTACCGCCTGCGCGACAGCTTCTGGCGAGTTAATCAGCCAGGTATCATCGCCACTACCAAAAGTGTAATCACCTTCGCCGTCTTCACGTCTGTACCGCATTAGTTCACCTCATCTGTATTGCTTCCACCGTGTTGAACGCCGCCATGCGTATGGGTATTGTCAATCACCTTGCCGTTCGCTTTCACACTACCGATAAACTCAACAGCACCGGTGATTTTTGATGCAACGCCAGAAACAACGGACCCTACCATGCCGCCCAGCCAGGACAGCAGCCCATAAATGGTAACTTTCGCCGAGAAGTCGGCCAGCGGGGTAACTACATCCAGACCGCCAGGCGCTACGATTTTAATTTTTTGCGTAGAGGGATTGAGCTCAAAGAACGTACTTCCGTCGTCGCTACGGAGCTGCGCGGCGCTGGTGCTGATACCGCTAATTTTCTGCGCCTGCGACTGCGGGCCGACGATACAGAAAGCATCCGATAAATCATGCACCCGGTCATCGACAGGCTCTTGCACCCCGCCGTTCTGCCACCAGAAATCGATGCAGCGATCGGCGAAAATCACCAGGCATTCATCACCGGCTTTCACCGGGAACGTTAGCGTGCAGCCGCCGCCGCGCGGAAACACCACCGGCACATCCACCAGCAGCGGGTAATTTTTGGTAATGCGGTTCCCGTCGTTATCCGTTTCAACCGAACGAATAGCAGGCTGCACAACCGCCGTAACCGCGCCGGGATCGAATGACTGAATAATTCCGGGCAAAGCGACGCGGATCTGGTTCTTTGTGGTTTCCCGCTCCGATTTGAATGTTTCGGCAAGGTCGCCGCTGCGGGTCTGGTCAGATACTGCCATTTGTTAGGCTCCAGAAAGTAAAAAACCCGCCGGGTGGCGGGTTTATAAATAAGGTTTAATTAAGCAGCCTGGGATTTCATTTCTGCTATTTTGTCCAACATCTTGTTCACTGCTGAAATAGATGAACTCGCTTCTGTTTGCAAAATAGTCTCTGTTAGATCGTAGTCCGCGCGCTTACGCTTCATTTTTTGTTGCTTAAGAACTGCCCCCAACTGGATAAGAGACATTAACTCATAAGGTTCGCCCTTTCGCCTTGCGTCTGAAGTCAGATATTGTACAACTCCATCATGTGTTGTTGGTGGACAACACGTCAAAAGGCCGCATGTTTCATGGTAGAAAGCATAGTAAGCCCGCGAAATAGCACTTCTGAAACCAGACTCAACACCAGTGTCTAAACACGTGATGGCTGCGTCAATGAACTCTTTTCCTTGGATACTCATATTGTGAATTGAATCTCCTGCCGATTACGCCCGCGGAACCAAGCTGTTACATTTTTTCCAGCGAAGACTTCATTCATTGCAATTTCAGTAGCAACGTCAATATCCATATCGGAAAGCATATCAGCATCTTCGCATAACACATCACAAACTATGCCCGCATCCCCTTCCGGGCTTGCGACGTAGTCATGTGAAATTGCTAAAACACCATAATTTTTGGCGACATTAGCAATTGTTCTGGAAAGAAGACTTATTTCATTTGTACTTAAATCAGTCACACTTATGAATGCATCTAATGCCTGTTTTTTTTCCATAACATCTGACTCCATGCTTTCTCGCTCGCTATCGCTTCCAATCATAGACAGAGCTTTTCGAGCAAAAAAGAGTGATAGTTCACCATCACCGTCCGCATAGGCTGCATTCCTGGCTCGTACACACAAAGCGAGACTAGTAATTTCCCTAGCCAGTCTCACAGCCTCTTCACGATACAATTCATACTGCCCGGTATAACTGAGATAAGAGAGATAATTCCTGGCTACTGCTTCGTCACGATATGCAACTGCCTCCCGGAAAAAACCGACAGCCTCACTGTGTTGATGTGCAGCTCCATGGGCCAGAGCCAACACCATAAGCTTCACGGGCTCATCTGGGATTTTACTTGCTTCAGAAACCACTCGCTTTAGTGTAAAAGCATCTAACTGTTGCCCTTCATCAATATGCGAAGTAAGCATCTCAAGCGTTTCATTCAGTTTGCTATGCAGTGCAATTGACATTAATTATCCTCCGTGGCAGCAGAATTTATCATCAGGAGGCATCATCAACAACCTGTAGTTTTATTCATTACTCCCCATTTTAGACTAAGACTTTATTCTTTTGCGGGGAGGTAAAGAGAACTTGTTAAAAATAAATTCCACTCAATCAGGCACTTTCTTACACGGGAAAGATCCGATGAGTTTCGGCGCGTCCATACTGTTCTGCAGCAACTGGACGTTCAGGAAGCGCGTTTCGGTACCAGGACGGCGAATAAACTCGAAACCGTAATTGTTACCGTCTTTGGCTGGCATAAGACCCATATCCGCCTTCATTCCATTGCCGTTACCGAGCGTTTTAATTTTCTGGGATGTAACTGTCTCACCATTAATCCTGAACAGTGAATCAGGAATCAACTCTAATTTGTAGCCACCACACTGAAGCGTGATACCGCCGGGATTCGCAGCAAACGCTAACCCCGGAAGGAAACAGAGTCCGATAACAATCCACTTTTTCACTATCCTACCTCACGCTGTAAAGACGACGCCGAACGGAGATCCGCTGCGCCACGCGCTTCGCACATCATATCCATGTACCACGCCTGGCCCCTTGTATCACCAGTATACATAATGCCTTTCACAACATAAATGCCATCCGTTGCGATGCTGGCCGTCATTTGTTTGGACACGGGCAGGGTAACGTTAGAGTTGCCATCTATTGTTTCGTCAAAGTAACGTCCTGCCGCTTTAGCGATATCGTCATTCGGTAAAGCTGTTTTATAGATAGAAGCCTGATCCAGTTGAATTAGCCCGTTAACCCGGATGTTCGGGTTAATCAGCGCACGGACGTTTACGCCGTTGCCGATGGTCTGCTGCGGCATACCGATAAGGCCGGTGGCGCTGTTCAGCACAATCGCGTCGTGCATGTATTCACCTTCGGGCAGCATATTAAGCTGACCATCCACGAACTGCCAGGTGGTGCCACACTGCGCGGCAACGCTATCCATAAGATACCGTGTCATGCCAAACAGCGCACGTCCGCGCGGGAAAACAGTCGGGGGGAATACCGGAGTGCGACCAACGGTCGCGCCTTTGGCTTCGAAGTCCTTCATCAACAGCCTGAACATATCTTCTGTCGTGTAACCCGCTGCCAGCGTCTGATTGGTAATGCTGGTGGCAAATGCCAGATCCGTATCGGCGGCCTGAATCAGGACGTAGGAGTCAATGGGACTGTCTTTTCCTGTGACCGAGTAACGAATCTCTCCGCTAAAAATCAGTCCGTAGTTACGCCCGTCGCTCTGGCCCACCGTGTCGGCGTCAACTTCCCGCGCAATGCCGACATCGCTGGCCGCCACCTCCGGCGCGATACCGTCGTAACCGGCCATCAGCCGCACTTTCGAAAACTCCTGGCCGGTGATGCGGTTCACCGTATCAGCTGACAGGTTGTAGATTTTGAACGTTCCCACCCGGGACGCGCTGCTGATGTTGAACCAGTCGATCGTAAAGGTCACTTTAAAATCGCTGAGTTGAATACCCTGTCCGTTTTCGCCCACGAGCTGCAGCTCGAAATGCCTCATCCAGTTCTGTGACATGCTTACTCCGTTAATACCAGTAAATGACTGCGACCGCCCAGGTCGGTTTTCGTCGGATAATCCTGTGTACTGTCGTCACACATCACCACCAGCTTAAAACCCAGTCCCATGTATGCGTACTGTGCCAGCAGGTCGACGCCAGTGACCAAAGGAATGCCGGAGATTACCGGCTCCCCCCTGTCGTTCTGCAGGTCCATGATCCAGTACAGGTCACGCCAGATGATGCGAATCCGCCACGTGATACCCGCCAGGATGATGCTGAACTGCTGGTTATCCGCGGTCAGCGGAATTTCCTGAATAGCCATTAACCCAGCCCCAGAAAAGCCGCACCACTCTGCAATAAAGAAGTGTTGGGCGGTTTAGTTGTTTTGGTTCCGGTATTGAGGACTGGCGACGTGCTGGCCCCGTCCTTCATGTCGGTTTTATCCGCGACGGTTACCTGCTGCGTCTGCGAGATGAGAACCTCCCTCAGGGTGAGGACGGCGGACAAGACATTTTCGGTCGTCCTGTCGGTCGTCACCTCCAGTGCGCGGATCAGCATGTTGCTATACAGCCTTTTGCCGGTCACCACATCGAAGGGAATACGGCTTTCCTGCAAGTCGAGTATCTCCTGATACGTCTGCTGAGGACTCAGACCCAGTAAGCTGGTGGCCGTCAGGTTACTGGCAAAATCCAGCAACGATCCGCCACCAGCGAAACCGACCTCCATCACCACTTCAGACGGTTTTTTGTAGGCATGGTCAGCGATGGCGGCACCGACCTCGACAGGGTGCTCTGTTATCTCTAGCGTGTCGGTGTGCTTCTCTGAAACAACCACACTGGGGATAAGCACCCCAATTCTCCTGGACTGCTGATGAAAGAGAGTAGAGAGAATATCCATTAACCCACCTTCGTTTGATTGCCGCGCATGAGCTGGGCATTTGCAGACTGCTGCCGACGTTCTACCTGATTCCCCACGGAGTGCGGATCACCACCACCGTAAATGTGATAGGTGTTCTGTTGCTGGACCTGAGCTCCGGGTGCGGGCATGTTGCTTAACACCTTCGGAATGTAGTTGCGGGTTTCCTGAGGCATAAGGGCCATCCCGTGTTTCTGTACATTCCCGATCCCCCAGTTATATGACGCCAGCGCCTTGCTCAGGTCACCGCCATTCGCCCGCAGCAACTGTGAAAGATATTTTGCTGCAGCCTGCGCAGCCTTCTCCGGATCGAAAACATCATTCCCGCGCAGCCCCATATCTCGTGCAGTGCCGTCCATAAACTGAAACAGGCCTTTAGCGCCGGCGCCGGAAACTGCAAACTGATTCCCGCCTGATTCAGTGATGGCCACACTGCGCAATAAACCTTCCGGAAGCCGGTATAGGTGTTCCAGATTGGTTAGCATCGGCTGCATCCATCCCAGCAGCTCAGCGCCAGCTTTTGTTGGTTGTGGCCGCTTAACTGACTGTCCGTGTTGTTCAGGGTCATCACCCCCAAACCAGCCGCGAACCGTTCGGCCTACGCTGCGGGGATCGAATCCCCAGTGCTCTTTAATCCAGTCGGCGGCACCGTTGGCGCTGTCTGTTACCATTGGCATCGCTGACGAATTTTCGCTGCCCTGATTAAGCATCTGTTTGCCGATGCTGGCGGCATCGGCCCAGCGACCGTCTTTAATGGCATTGAGCAGGTCGGCGATCATGTTCAGCATTTTGCTGAACTCCCCTATCCATCTGCCATTTAAGCTGCATCCCGTCGTACTTCTGAGTGTCGATCGGACGGCCTACCTGCTGTGCCGCAGCCAGCTCAACAACAGTCCATCCCAGCTCCATCCCCCAAAGGTTCAGCGGATTGCCGTCTTTACTGATATCAACATTAACGCCAGCAATGGCAGTTGAATCTTTGCCTACCCAGTTTTTACCATTCGGATTAGCGCCAGAACCCGCCACACCAAAACTGGTATTCGTCCAGCTGGAAATGTCATCTGCGATAGAGACGTCTTCGCGCAACTGGATATCACGTGTCCAGGTATAACCCACCAGTGGCAGATTCAGCCCCTGGTCGAGTCGCTCCAGCTCCCCGATGAGAAAGGCACCGGAGCTATCAACGGTTGCCTGATCAAAAGTAATCATTCGTCTGTTCCTTAAATCTTCCAGGAGATTTCTGCGTTGCCGTTAGCGTCACCGGCCCCCGTAAAAAAAGCATCAGGTAACGCGGCTGTTTTGCCTGTCACCTCTGCCGCCGTGATCCCGCCAAGTGGAACCGGGATGGAAGCATCGGCTGATACCACGATGTACACCACGCCCCCTTTTTTAACGGACGAAGCATCAGCACCCACGTTTACCGTCATGTACCCACGCTTCATGGCGTCGCCCGGGAAATTCTTATCAGTACCCACCTGGCGAACCATGTCTGGTTGCGATGTGGTCGGATACGGACGAACGTAGATACCCTTCACCTTGTCGACGGTGTCACCCTCCGCCAGCGGCACGAAAAAGCCGTCAGCGTCGTATTTGCCAGCCAGACCATACGCTGCGAAGGCGTTATCGGATTTAAGGATCACCGGTTCGACGGTTAAGTCCTGCGGGCGAGAGATAGCCCCGGCAATGCCAACAGGCATCCGGTACAGATATGCAGTCATTGGATTATCCTTTGCGGTTAGACCAGAAGTCGGCGTTTTGTTTGTTCAGGGAAGCGATGCTGGTCATGCCCATGCCTGGACGTTGTGCATCGCCCGTGGTGCTGCGGGTGTTTCTCCCTTTTGCAATCTCAGATACGGCGTTAAACGCCATATCAACCGATTGTTTAGGTAATTTGCGGATATCAGCGTCACCGACATCCCTTCAAATGAGGCGAGCGTGGCCGGATGGAATACCTGCTCAGGAGAGCGCGTTACGACTATCTCACCGAACTTGTCAGGCTTGAGGTTTGGCAGATCAGCAGCGCCATAAAGCTGCTTACCGGTTCGACCTATCGGCACGTCTTTACACAGCAGGGAGCCGTCAGCCAGCTGATAGCGGGTTTCCCCCAGCCGGGTATTGAAAAAATATTTCATGTTTTACCTGCGATTCAGGCGAGATAAGAATGAGGGTTGGGGAAGACGATCTCTTTATAACAGCGGCAGTTCGGGAGCTCGCCAGCGTGACCGGTCATGCCGTCAAGCGTTGGAGGTCGTCCCCATTCGACAAACTTCCCTTCCATCTCCCGATGAGAATGCCGGACGTCGCCATCTTCGGCTGTACGCCAGATATAACCATTCGAGCCGATTGACAGCGCACGCGCCTGATCAAGCGCGCCGGTTGCACGTCCAAGCTCGGTACGGGCGATAAGATTCGCTCGTGAGCGTGACACGTCACCGGACGCTGCTATCTCTTTCGCGAATGGCTCAGCCCGTCCGCCAGTCACAACAGCCTCAATAGCCTTGTTCTGGATGTCGTACACCCTGTCAGCAGCTTCAAGGGGTAGCGATTTGATGTACCTGACCTGCTGCGCGATGATGGACTGCATCACCTGACCTACCGGGGCGCGGTCGACCATGTTGCGCAGCTCTGCGCTGATGTTCCGGCTGTGCTGACGCCACTGCTTTTCATTCTGGCGCGCAATGTCGGCGGTAAAGTTCACAGCAACCTTCGTCGCCCACGGCGTTATAATTTCGCTGTAGCGCTCCAGGGCTTCCATGATTTCGGTGACGCTATCATTTGAACCATCGTAGTGCCCATTTACGATATCCCCGACCGCCCGCGCTATCTGCCGTAGGCTCGTTCGATATCGGATCTCCGCCTGTCGGCTCTGGCGGTTTGTCGACAAGTTCGCCGATGTCGGGCGGCGCTTCGTCTTCGGCATTCTCGATATCCTCGTCGGTAATGGATGCGCCGATGCCAGTAACATCGGAGTTTTCACGCAGGTCGGTCATAGCGGCTTTGGTTGTCATCAGCCCTGCATCCAGCGCATTGACAATCGCCGTGGTGGTATTCACAGCCACCGTTGAGCGGTCCACATCTGACATCTGCCATATGGGAAAAACGGTGGCGACGCTGACCACGCTGGAAGATCTCTTCATGGCGGGAGCAGAAACACAGCCCGCGCTGGTCCTCGCGCCGCTGCGCGTTGCTACCAGCACATGGCCGGATGAAGCCATTAAGTGGGGGCATCTGCGGAATATCGAAGTACAGCCGATTGTTGGCAACGCTAAAGCACGCGCTGCGGCGCTGGCGAACAGCAACGCCAGCGTCTTCACCATCAACTACGACAATCTGGTCTGGCTGGTGGAAGAGTTGGGCGGCCACTGGCCGTTCGGTACCGTCATCCCCGACGAAAGCACCCGGCTAAAGTCGTTCCGGCTGCGTGGGGGTGGTAAGCGCGCGGCGGCGCTGGGCAAAGTGGCGCATAAACACGTCCGGCGCTGGATGAATCTAACCGGTACGCCAGCGCCGAACGGCCTGGTGGATTTGTGGGGGCAAGCGTGGTTTGTGGATCAGGGTCAGCGTCTCGGGCGCACTTACGGCGCGTTTACCTCCCGCTGGTTCAACTCGATACAGTTTCCGGGTCAGAGCTGGACGAAGCTGGAGCCTTTCGCTCACTCGCAGGACGAGATACAGCGAGCACTGGCCGACGTGACTATCTCGCTGGACGCCGCCGACTGGTTCGATATCCAGGAGCCCATCCATAACGTGATCCGCGTGGACATGCCACCGAAGGCCCGCCAGCAGTATCGCGAAATGGAAAAAGAAATGTTCCTCGAGCTGAACGGCGAGGGCATCGAAGCGCCGAACGCCGCAGCAAAGACGGTGAAGTGTCTGCAAATTGCCAGCGGTGCGGTATACACCGACGACGCCGGAAGTTGGACAGAACTGCACGACGCGAAGCTGCAAGCGCTGGACAGTATTCTCACCGAAGCAGCTGGCGCACCGGTACTCGTTGCCTACCACTGGAAACACGACCTTGAGCGTCTGCTTAAAGCATTCCCTCGCGGGCGTCATCTCGACCAGGATCCACAGACGCTACGCGACTGGAACGCCGGAAGGATACCGGTTCTGTTCGCACATCCGGCCAGCGCAGGCCACGGCCTCAACATGCAGGACGGCGGTAACATACTGGTGTTTTTCTCGCACTGGTGGGATCTGGAGCAGTACCAGCAAATTATCGAACGCATCGGGCCAACCAGGCAGATTCAGGCCGGACACAACCGCCCGGTGTTCATTCACCACATTATCGCCGCTGACACTATGGACGAAATGGTGATGGAACGGCGCAACTCAAAACGAACAGTGCAGGACATCCTGCTCGGGGCAATGAAAAAGAGAGGTATAGCATGACACCGGTTATCTCTGACACTGACCTAATTAACATCAAAGAGGTTGAGCGTTCTGTTGGCCTGAAAAAATCCAGCATTTATGAGCGCATCAGTAATAACGAGTTCCCGAAGCCCAAGAAGCTCGGGAGCCGAACCTCCCGCTGGGTACGCGGCGAGGTAGAAGAGTGGAAAAAACAGTTTCTTTAAATCAAACGCAACTGGTCAATATAATCCGCATACCACTGCATCATTTCCCGACGCCCTTCCATATAGAGGGCATGGTTATAAACCCCGCGAATATTATTCTTGTCCACATGAGCGATCTGGAGTTCAACCCAGTCAGAGTTGAATCCTCTATCGTTCAGTATGGTGCTGAACGTATGCCGGAAGCCATGCCCTACAACCCTTCCCTTATACCCCAGCGTGTGGATCATCCTGTTTATTGTGTTCTCGCTCATGACCTTTGACGGGTCATTCCTGCCGGGGAACATATTCACGTATCGACCTGTAAGACCGTGCAACTCTTTCAGCAAGACAACAAGCTGGTCGGAAAGCGGTACCAGGTGCGGGCGATCCATCTTCATAAATTCGGCGGGTATCTCCCATAGCCGATTATCGAAATCTACCCATTCCCATTTTGAGTGCCGCAGTTCGTAGGTACGCAGCCCCGCCAGCATCATGATCTGCAAACCCAGCCGGGGAAGCGGACTCCCCTTGTAACCCTCAAGCGCCGCCAGAAAATCGGGTAGCTCTTCCGCTGTCAGGAACGGGAAGGATTCACCTTTATGGCCGGTCATTGCGCTATTCAGTTCGCTGACGGGGTTGTACTTCGCGCGCCCGGTCGCAACAGCATAACTGAATACCTCGCCGCACCATCTGCGCGTTTTAGCTGCTTTCTCAGTTGCGCCGCGATTCTCAATTTTACGCAGCGCCGTCAGCACCTGGACGGGCTCGATCTCAGCAACCGGTAACTTACCAACCGCCGGAAAAATATCCTTATTGAATGCTTCGAGAATGTCAGAGGCATAGCCAGGCGACCAGCGCGGCTTCTTAAACTCATGCCACTCGATGGCAATATCTTTAAAGGTAATAGAGTTTGCTGCGGCAGCTGCAACAGGGCTTTTGACCTTTACCGGATCCACACCAGCTGCAACACTTCGCCGGGCTTCATCTCGCTTTTCGCGAGCAGCGGCCAGTGAAACAGCCGGGTACACACCGAGCGCCAGCATCTTTTCTCTACCGGCGAAGGTATAGCGATATCGCCAGTATTTCGCTCCACTGGTTTTCACCAGCAGAATAAGCCCGTTACCGTCTGGCAGTTTGTAGTCTTTCTCGCCTGGCTTTGCCGTCTCGACCTGTCGCGCATTTAGTTTCATAGGTACCCGCCTCAAACTCAGATACCCGTCTATGTACCCGTTTTAAATTTGGATTGCAACGGTAAAAAGTGGATAACACTGGACAAACAGAACGGTCAACTACAAGAAAAACAAGGAAAAATGGATGATTGGGGATGATACTGGAGGAAAAAATGGTGCCGATAATAGGAGTCGAACCTACGACCTTCGCATTACGAATGCGCTGCTCTACCAACTGAGCTATATCGGCCCTGAGAAGGGTGTGTTCACGCGGGTGAATCACGGGGTAGAAGGTTAAAACTAACCGGGCGGTGCGTCAATAGCCTTGCTACTCAACCGGCTATTTTTGCACCGCTCGTCATTAATTACGCACGAATCGTACCATCGCCAAAGCCGATCCACTTATAGGTGGTAAGCGCTTCAAGCCCCATCGGACCGCGGGCATGTAATTTCTGCGTGCTGACCGCCACTTCTGCGCCAAGCCCAAACTGCCCGCCATCGGTAAAACGGGTAGAGGCGTTGACATAAACCGCAGCGGAATCCACTTCGTTCACGAAACGCGCAGCATTATGCATATCACTCGTCAAAATCGCATCGGAGTGCTGAGTACCATGTTCGCGAATGTGAGCGATAGCGCCATCCATATTTTCGACCACCACAACGTTCAGATCCAGAGACAGAAACTCGTTATCCAGCTTTTCCGGTTTCAGCGGCACCAGTTTGGCAGGGCCATGCAGTTGCATGACGGTTTCATCCCCATGCAACGTCACGCCGCTCTCCGCCATCTGCTTGCTCAGCGCAGGCAAAAAGCGTTCTGCGATGTCCTGATGCACCAGCAAGGTTTCCACCGTGTTACAGGTGCTCGGGCGCTGGGTTTTGGCGTTAACAATAATCTTCAGCGCCGGGGCGATGTCTGCGCTGCTATCAACAAAAATATGGCACACGCCAATCCCGCCGGTAATCACCGGAATGGTGGATTGCTCGCGGCACAGTTTATGCAAGCCTGCGCCGCCGCGCGGGATCAGCATATCGATGTACTTATCCATACGCAGCATTTCATTGACCAGCGAACGGTCCGGATTATCAATCGCCTGAACCGCCGCCTCCGGTAAACCGCAAGCTTTCAGCGCCTTCTGAATGACACGAACGGTTGCGGCATTCGTGCGATACGTCTCCTTCCCACCGCGTAGAATCACCGCATTACCGGTTTTCAGACACAAAGAAGCCACATCAACGGTAACGTTCGGACGTGCCTCATAGATAACGCCAACCACGCCCAACGGCACGCGGCGGCGCTCCAGACGTAGCCCGCTGTCCAGCAGACCGCCGTCGATCACCTGCCCGACCGGGTCGGCGAGATTACAGACCTGGCGCACATCGTCAGCAATCGCTTTCAGACGCGCAGGGGTCAGCGCCAGGCGGTCCAGCATCGCTTCGCTCAGGCCATTGGCTCGCGCCTGCTCAACATCTTGTACGTTCGCGCTGAGGATACTTTCCATTTGCGCTTCCAGTTCATCGGCTATTTTTTCCAGCACGCGATTTTTTTCGCCGCTGGAGAGCAGCGCCAGCTTATACGACGCCGCTTTAGCAGCAATGCCCATTTGTTCCAGCATATGCCTGTTCCTTATCGAGTAATCATGTCATCACGATGAACAGCGACCGGGCCATATTCATAGCCCAGAATCGCATCGATTTGTTGAGAGTGGTGACCGGCTATCCGCCGCAGAGCATCACTGTTATAACGGCTGACGCCATGAGCGATATCACGCCCTTGCAGGTTACAAATTCTGATGACCTCCCCCCGCGAGAAATTGCCCGTCACGCTTTTGATGCCTTTTGGCAGAAGTGAACTGCCACGTTCCAGCATTGCCGCGGTCGCGCCTTCATCAACCGTAATTTCGCCTGCCGGCGGCGCGCCGAAGATCCAGCGTTTGCGGTTCTCCAGCGGCGAGGCTTGCGCATGAAAACGGGTGCCGACGGAAATCCCCTCCATCACATCGCCGATCACGCCCGGTTTACTGCCTGAGGCAATAATCGTATCAATACCCGCGCGACAGGCCACGTCTGCCGCCTGAAGCTTAGTGCTCATACCACCGGTTCCCAGCCCGGAAACGCTGTCTCCCGCGATAGAGCGCAGCGCATCGTCAACGCCATACACATCTTTGATAAGCTCCGCCTGCGGATTGCTACGCGGATCGGCGGTAAATAATCCTTGCTGATCGGTCAGCAGCAGCAGTTTATCCGCGCCTGCCAGGATCGCCGCCAGCGCGGAGAGGTTATCGTTATCGCCCACTTTAATTTCCGCTGTCGCAACGGCATCATTTTCATTGATAACCGGCACAATATGGTTATCCAGTAATGCACGCAGCGTATCGCGGGCGTTCAGAAAGCGCTCTCTGTCTTCCATATCCGCACGCGTCAACAGCATCTGCCCGATGTGGATACCGTAAATTGAAAACAACTGCTCCCACAGTTGAATCAGACGGCTTTGCCCTACCGCCGCCAGAAGCTGTTTAGAGGCAATTGTTGCCGGCAGTTCCGGGTAGCCGAGATGTTCACGTCCGGCGGCAATCGCGCCAGAGGTAACAATAACAATACGATGTCCCGCGGCGTGTAGCTGCGCGCACTGGCGGACAAGTTCTACGATATGGGCACGGTTCAGGCGGCGCGATCCGCCTGTTAGCACGCTGGTGCCGAGTTTTACGACCAGCGTCTGGCTGTCACTCATGATTCTCTGCCGTTCAAAATAAGAAATAAAGACCAAATGAACGTTTTAGCAGGACTGGCTCCGGTTGCCAACAACCTGTACGCGTAGCGTGAAATTTTGTTGCGCAGGATCAGCAAGCGTAGCGGCGGAATTTGACCATTTTATTACCGCAACAATTAAACATATTTTTTTAAAAAA